TGTTACTGCACCAAAGTCTGCAACTAACGCTGCAAACAATGCTGTATTTGCTCCACCACCATCAGTTACTAAAATTGTAGAAGGGGGAGTTGAGCCAGTCGTCGCAGATGTAAATCTAAGATTACCATCAACGATAGATAATGTTGCACCTGCTGTAGCTGTTCCTAATGCTGCATTAATAACAACAAGATGTTGAGTCATTGTATCACCAGGAGTAAGTACTGACGTAACTACTGTGTTGCCTGAACCGTCAGCATTGACTGTTAAGTCAAAGGAAGGAGTATCAACACCTTGAGTAGTAATATTAATTCCAACTCCGGATGCTGCAATACCATCTGTTGCATCTGTTGCAAGACCACCAACGGCATTTGTAACAGTCATGACGTTTGTTGTTGGAACTGGTATACTAAACACAGCACCATTCATAACAGCTTGAGTTTTAACTGCGATTTGTGCAGGAGTATCAAGAGTTAAAATATCAACCTTCATTCCTGTTGCACCACCAACCGCTGGATCTGCTGCACCAGATGCTTGAACATCATACCAAACATAATAATCTACAGTTGGGCTGTGGATATTAAAAAAGTCACCAGCAACTATTGAGTGTGATGTGAAGTCAATTTCTGTTACTTCAGCAATTAGAGCTACGCTTGCTGGAGTGTCTGTACTTAATATATCAGTTACATAATTTACATCTTGATAACCTGCTGTTGCAGGTGTGCTTGGGAAGAAACCATTTGTTTGGTTTACTCCAGCGATGTAAATGTTAATAAGATTTTCAAGAACATATCCAGCTTCTTGTAACTTACGATCCCAGCTAGTGCGAAGATCAGCTAAGTCATCATTTAAGTTAATGTTAGCACGAAGAGTGTATGCTAAGTTACCAAGTCCTAAGAACTGGTTAAGTGCAAACAATCCATATTCGTTACGAGCATCACCATGATGCTGATTGCTATTTGTGTCTTCAATGAAACGTGGAAGACCGAAGAGTTCCAAACTTTGTGTTATTGAAGTAACGGTTCGGACCACATCATATTCATATGTACCAGCGGCTTCCAGAATGCCATCTGTTTGAACTTTCTCATCGGCTGTCGCCAAAAGAATCAACGGCACGGTAGGTGCTGCTGCTGGAATAAAAAAACTTTCGTCGGTGATCGTTACACTTACACCTGGGCTTACCAAATTAGCCATTGTATTCTCCTTGATAAATCAATATAATTCTGCTTGGCTCTTTATATGTACTATTTATACTAAGTCACCACTTTTACGGTAAATTTAGATCGTCAAGATCGAAGATTTTTTCATATTCAATACCTTGAGCATCTATTTCTGCAATCATCTCTTCACTAGAGTCTGCTCCCGTACTAACCGTACCAAGACGCATGTATATATCTTTGATGTACTCTTCACGCAGATTAGTTGGTGCTGATATGTATACAGGGAAATTGAAGGTTAATGTCGAAACCATAATTCTGCGATCTGTTCCTGATGGATAATTATCTTCAAATGATATGTTTTCGAGCTCAACTGTTGTTAATTTTGTCCAGTCAAATGGTGCGTCAGATTTCTGGATTTGAATAGTTGGGTCAAATAACATTAGAATTTGTTCGAGTATTTGGAACCGTTGATCTGTGTTACTTGTATAAATGGCCAACTCCGCATTTGCACGATATGGGACAGGCATTAATTGTCGAGCAACTTTTAAATCATCTGGATATACTTCACCACGAGGCATATAAGTTTGGCGACGTTCAGTACCAATACCTTTTCTTAATTCTGGTGCCATATTAATACCTGACAAGTGAGCACTCATCATAGGCAAACGTAGTGGTTTATTCTGGGTGTAGTCGCTTACGATACTCGCTACAATACGATCCTTAAATCCATATTGGATAGGAGCTGTTATCAATTGTTCTTCCTCAGAGTCTCGCTTACCTATTTTTACTTGCATGTTAGCAAATATTGTCATAAACTGAGCTAAGTATTTTTTAAATTGTTCGTCGTAATAGTGATGTTCGAATGCCATTATTTCTCTACCTCGCCTGGAGCTATTCTAGTTGGTGATGAAAGATATTCTTGAAGTGTTGGACGAGTAGCACTATATTGAGTACGTCGGTCTGTTTCAAGATATAACCATCTTGCTTTTGCCAATGAGTATCTAAATAATCTTGCTGGGATGTTATCTGCTAAACCAGAATATGTCAATCTATGATAGTCGCCATCTGTTGGATTTTCAGGCAAAGTATCACCAGTTGTGAAGTCTGCTCCATTAGGTGGCAAACCATCTTCAACATATAATGCTGTTGAGTTTAAACTAATCTTTTGAAGGTCGACACCTTCAGTTGCAGCATACTCAATTTGCTCATCGGTAAACTGGTGGATGTCAGCATAGTCTCTTCCGCGTTCAGGTGTGTCGTCTAACGCTTCGGCTTGAATTGCTTGAGGGACTTCTGAAATATCTTGGAAGATTGGATGACTACCATCATTCATATCGAACAATCCAAGTGCGTCAGATTTTCCAGCAAGACCACCAAAGATGTCTTGTGTTTCTTGAGATGCGATCATTGGTTGTGCAACGATACGGACCATAGTTGGAGTCCATCCTGGAGCGTAGCCTTCTGTACTCCACCCAACATCAGTTACTTCAAGATACTTTTTAATTGGTGTCATAGATGGTGAGTACTGTACTTCACTTGGCAGTTCAAATATATCACCAATAACAATAGGACGACCTAAACGAGTAACCGAATCTGAGAAACTCATTTGAATATAATATGATTGTGTTGGTAGTTCAATACCAAAACGAGTTAATTCTGTTTGTATGTCAATTAAGTCATACGCTCCTTTAAGTGTGATACTTTCTGTTGCGTAATCTCTATCACGGTTCTCTTGGAAGATATCATCTTGGATATCATTAATAGATGTTTCATCATAATCAATTAATTGTAGTGCTTGTACTGACCAGAAGTCAGATGGTCCACCATTAAACTCTAATGGACGCAATCTCCAATATCCAGATGAAACAGAGTGATCAAAACTAATTGTATTAAGAACATCATCATCTGGTAGAGTAACAATTGCTGCTCCATACCATTTAATCCCATCTTCAGATCGTTCTACACGAGCTTTAGTCACTCGTTTAGTAGCATCTGAACTTTGTTTGATTTTAATAGTTGCAATGTTATGACGGATGTGTGTTTCAATTCCATAACGAACGCGGTTGTTATCTAATTTGATTTCACCAAAGTTATATCCAATGTATGCTGATGTAACAACTGCACTACCTTGTTGTAATGATCTCCATTCTGTGGTAAACATATCAAATGCATTACTGGCTGGAAAGTTAACAGCATCACCATTAGAAAGTGTTGCACCATTTCCAGTAAGATCGACAAGCAATCCTTGTTCGTGTACACCAAGAAGTTTGAACACATGGATATCCGCTCCACCGATTCCTAACGATTCATTTACTACCTGATCAATAAAGCAATTATCTTTGCTCTTTGTTAATTGGAATGGACGGCAGGAAGTATCCGTTGTTTCAGGACACAGTGTACCATCTGGTTTTTCTTCACAAGCCATATTTGTTACCTTTGATGTATAGCACCACTGCTATAACGATATTGTGTTCTGTTAATGTGTTCTGTACCATTCATCCAACATTCGTTTTTCTTTTGCTGAAGTCCAATCTGCAGCAACAGCAACGTGTCCAGCTTTTAGTTTATTACCTTTATCTAAAAATTTGAAAAATAATTCTTTGGCTTCTTCATCATTTTTAATTACTATTTTTGGTGTGAAAGTTTTTGCTTCATTTATCTGCACACCTGCTAATTCTAATAATCTTTCTTTTTTCATAATGTTATTACCTTTGACGTATAGCACCACTGCTATAACGATATTGTGTTCTTCCACAAATGCTACATTTCTCTTGAGTGTACCCAGGATACTGAGCATCAAATCCCCAATCATGTTTTTTAGAGCCATCTACCTTGTGATGTAATACATGCCATGGTGATGATTTTTTACCTAATTTTCCGAATGGTTTATATTCCTCTTTCCTTTCTGCCCTACTCATTGCTCGATACTTTTTCTGTTCAGCTTCAAACTTTTCTTTATCAAGCTCTTTCATATAAACACCAGCTTCTGTTATAAGTTCATTTAATTTCATAACATTATCCTATGGTAAACTCAGTACCCCAGCCAAACTCTTCTGGGGTATCTGCAACTCTATTATCAATTTCATCAAGCAGAGATTGCATATCTTGATCTGCACGAGTAATTAGATCCTGTGCGTTCAATGACACACCACCACCAGCTCCTGGAAGTGAAGCATACTTACCACGAATTTCTGCAAGTATTAATCTGGCTTCTGCTAGTGCCCATTTTTCAATCCAAGATTTGGTATAACGATCTGTTAACAAGTCTTGTTCTGTTCGTTCAATTGTAGCATCAACAAGAATTCGTTCATTATAAACATTTGTATCAAAGATAGCAAGTGTACGAGATCGTTCATTCCAATTGAATGTTAAGCGAGTTGCAAATAATTGTTCCATCTGTTCAATGTATTCACTAACAAGATGGAAACTTAATAAATCAAATGTTCCCATGCTATATAATTGTTGTAGTACGATTTGTCCATACAAACCAGAACCATATGCTGATGATAGGAAAGAAGAAGTCATTCTATACAATCCAGTTACATTAACAATCTTATTAAACCCAACAGTTTTATCTGCAAGAATATAATGTTGTTTGCCACCTTCCATATCAAGGAAGAATAAGCCACGCTTATATGCTCCACCACTTCTCTTACGGAACTCTTCAAGTCCACCTGTGAGTGCTGTATCAAATTGAAATTTAGTAAGCTCAACATCAATAACAGGATAGCCAAGTTGTGCTCTCATGCTATCTAATAATTCTCTACGCTCATCTGATGTTCCGTCTGTACCAACTCCAAGCTGAGTATACATTGCTGTACCATCAATTCCATCAATACCATCAACAGGAGTTACAAGTACTCCAATTGGTGTAAGCATATCGAATAATGAAATGTCTGTAATGAATATAGAGGAGTTGCTTCCTGTTGTTGAACTAGTAAACAATAAGTCACCACCAGAAGTAAATCCAACGATTGC